TTCGACAAACTTGGCGTTCCCCGTCTCTCATGACCTCAACTTCTCGAACCGCCCGGTGCGGACCCGCATGCCGGGTGGTGTGGGAGGGGCCCGGTCAGGTATCCTGACCGCCCCTATCCCGATTGCCCTCACCGAATCTCCACCCGCACCCCCTGGGTCAGCCTTGCCCCCGGCACCTCCTCGCCGGCCTTGAGCGCTTCGAGGATGGCGCGTTTGTCCGGCCTTGGCGGTGGAGGTGGTGGCGCGACGAGGAAGCGCTCGGGCAAGAGCGCTTCGTCGACTATTTCCGCAGACGGCGGGTTCTTGCGGATCGCCACCACGAACCACGGGCACTCGATCTTGGTGATGCCGCAGGCCTGCAGGTTGGCAAGCAGATACGACCGGATGCGCTCGGCTCGGGCCTCCAGCGCCTTCCGACGCGCGGCCATGCTTTCTTCCGCCTGCCGGATCGCGGCGGCGGTCGCTTCCAGGTTGCGCACGAAGGCGGCTACGTTCGCGGCCTTGACCTCGATCTCGCCTTTCAGGCCTTCGAGCGTGTCTTGCACGACCTCGTCGGGCAGATCGAGCTCGGCCAGTTTCTCCAACGCCTGCCGATAATCGGCGGCGAGTTCATACAGGGCGGGTAGGGCCATGCTCGCCTCCTAAAACGGGATGGAGTCTTCCAGATCGTCAAACGCGCCCGCTGGGGCCACCGGTGCGCTGTTGTCGGTTGCCAGTGCAAGCGTATCGGCACTGCGGCTATCCTTGTCCTTGAGCCGCGCGAGGCGGCTTGACAGTATCTTCGGCTCGAGTCCCTCCTTCTTCTCGCTGGCGGTCTGGCGGGTGGCCGGGTCGAACGCCCCGACAATGGCAAGCCGCGAGCCCTCCTTGCCGGTCTTGGTGGTGTAAATCTCGCGCTGCAGCACCAGGCCCACCTTCCTGCCGGCAAGATCCGGGTAGCCATCGCCGATGGCCTCGACCTCCTCGCCGATCTCGCGGTCGAAGCGCCAGTAGCGCACCTTGCCCGGCTTCAAGGCATGGCCTTCGGGAAAGCCCGCGCAGAAGAGGATCGCATCGAGCAGATCGTGGCCGAAGTAGCGCTCGCCTGTTGGCGAGAGTGTCCACAGGCAGGGCGCGAAGCGCGGTCGGCGGCCATCATCGGCGGTGAAGTGCAGCTCCACGCCCCATCCGCCCTTGCTCGACTGCACGGCGCGGGCGGCCTCGATCGTGACCACGAAGGCGCCGGACTCGTCCAGATACTGCGACCCGAAGTCGGCGGCGCGCAAGCGTTGGCTTGTGGCGGTGTAGGTCGGGATCATGCGTGCTCTCCTGCAAGTTCAGCCTTGCGCTGCGACAGCGCCTCCTTGATCTGGGCGCGGTGCGCCTCAGGCGTCTCGGCCCAGATCGCTTTCAGGTCATCGAGCGTTGCTGCGCGCGCAATGCGCGCCCGCGCGGCCTCCACATCGAACGCCGGTGCGTCCTGCCCCGACTCCAGCCACTCGACGAGCATCCGCCCGGTTTCGGCGGACAGCGGCGCCGGATCGCGCCCATCAAACAGCCCCGTGCGATCCTTGCTGACGGTGGCCAAGTGGCCATCGAGCGAGAGTTCCAGGACGGTGGTGAACTCGTATTCGAAGCCGTCTCGTTGCACCGGGGCAAGCCCCACCTTCCTCGGCACGGACTTGCCGCCCACGTCCTGGATCACATACTCGGTCTTGGCGCGCAGCGTGGCGATGAGATGGATCGGCGCGCGCAGGATCGCGTCCAGAAGCTTGTTGTGGCGCGGCGTGACCTCGGCCCACACCGCATAGCTGTTGCCCGACTTGGAGGCGCGGGTGAGCTTGTCGTGGATGTCGAGGATGCCGCCTTCGCCGCTCCACTCGTGCGTGATCGAGTCGATGATCAGCACATCGTAGGCCGCAGAAGCCTCTCGAATCGCCTCGACGAACCGCTCCGGCGCAAACGGCGGACTCATTTCCATGACGTCGAAGTCGAAGCGGTCGGCGTAGAGCGAGGCCGAGCCGTGCTCGGTGTCGATGACGGCGATGCGCCCGCCGATGCCGCTGGCCACCGCCAGGGCGGAGTAGGTCTTGCCGGAGCCGGAGGGGCCGGCCAGCGCCAGGCGCAACCTGGCCTTGCGTTTGGTGGCTTTGGTGAAGCTCATCGTTGCCTCTCCAGAGAAAGCCCGCGCCGCAGCGCGGCCAGGATCGTGCGCATGTCGGCGCAGCGCGCCTCAAAGTCGCTCATGTCGCTGGCATGGCTCGCGTAGCGCTCAAGCGCCTCGCGGGCGATCAAGCGCAGCCGATCCTCCTCAGCGCTGACGAACAGCTCGGGATGCGCACACCGGGCTTCATCGACGATGCGGTCGATAACCTGCGCGCCCGCGCCGGCAGCGGCGATGAGCGCGCAGCGGTAGGGTTCTGGGAGCCTCATCGCCCAGCCCCCAGGCCATCAGCGCCGCACCGCCTGCGCGCAGGCCGCGGCGAGCGTGGCGTCGCCACGCCGCCCCTTGGAGCGAATGGACGAATGCGCATCGAGCCTCTCCTTGCATCAACAAGGAGATACTACAAGTCATGAGCCGCTTCAGGACGCTCGGCGCGGCAATAACAAGCGTCGCTTGCGCGCCTTACGCAAACAAGGTGAAGCGCAGCGGCAAGGCGGCGATGACCTGACCGATGATGCGCGCGGCGTGCGCAGGCTCCAGCGTGAAAGTCTCGTAGGCGGGGTTGTCGCTTTTGACGGCGATGCGCCCGCCGGGCAGCCGCTGCAGGCGCTTGACGAGCAAGGCGTCCTCCAAGAGGAGGACATAGAGGCCGTCTTCCTTGAACGTGGTGATGCGGGTGTCGACAAAGAGCAGATCGCGCGGATGCAGGGTCGGCATCATCGAGTCGCCGCGCACGCTGATGAGTTTGAGCGCGGCCAGATCGCGCCGCCCCAAAAGCGCCCAGGCCTCTTCGCGCGCCAGCGTGATCTCGCCGACGAAATCGGGGTGCTCGGCGTTGACGTGTCCGCTTCCGGCGGCGGCCTCGACCTCCAGCAGCGCCAGGCGCACGTAGCGCTCATCGCGCATGGCCTGGCGCGCCTCCAGCCAGCGCTGCGCCTGCGCCACGGCCAGCCGCCACTCACCGGGCTCCGCCACGATCAGGTTGCCGGCGCGCTGCGCCAGCGACAGCAGCCGGCGGTACTGTGCCACCCCGCGCTGGCCCAGGGGGCGGCTTTTGAGCTCGATGTAGAGCGTCTGGCCGTCCTTGTCGGCCTTCAGATCCGGACAGAAGCCCTCGGCTCGAAACAGCTCGGGCAGGGCGGGGTCTTGCGGGCGCATCGGCTGCACCGTCCAGCCCTCGGCCTCAAGCGCCTGCGCCAAAGCCTTCTCGGCGCTGCGGGCCTCCTCGATGGCCAGCCGCTGCATGAGATCGGCGGCGCGTACGCCAAAGAACTGCGCCACCTTCTCGATGCGCGCTGGCGAGGGTTGCGTGGCGCCGGCCACCCACTGCTGCACCGCCTGCGGCGTGACGCCGACGAAACGGGCCAGTTCGGTCTGGTTGGCGTGTGGATGGCGCTCGAAGAGGCGTCGCAAGGCAAGCGCAAAGGGAGTCATGGCGCCATGTTACTAGCATCACTTGAAAACTGCAATTCGACCGTGCTTTTGCTGCAACACAAAGCTACACTTACAAGTCATTGTGATCCGCGTTGGAGGTAAGCATGAGCACGACACGCTCGATGCAGCGCGCGTTGTATCAGGCAATCCGCTGCGCAGGCTCGCAGACGGCGCTGGCCCAACGGGTGGGGGTGCGGCCGCAGGCGGTGCATCTGTGGGTGAAGAAGGGGCGTGTGCCGGCATCGCGCGCGCTGGCGGTGGAGCGCGCCACCGCGGGGCAGGTCACGCGCCATGCGCTGCGTCCTGATCTTTATCCCTGCGAGACGGCGGAATCGGAGGTCTGCCGCGAAGGAGCGCAAGCATGAGGCTTGCGCGCAAGACCGATCCGGCTACCAGCCACGATGCAGCCCGTCGTGCTGCCGAGTTCGCCGGCAGCCAGCGCGCCCGCATCCTAGCGTTGCTGCGCCAGCAAGGGCCGCTTTCGCCCGAGGCGATCGGCCAGCAGCTGGGGCTTGAGCCCTACGCGGTGCGCAAGCGCCTGCCGGAGCTGCAGGAGGCGGGGCTGGCTGAGCCCACTGGTCAGATCCAGCAGACGATGAGCGGGCGCTGGCAGCGGGTGTGGCGGGCGATCTGATGCAGGCCGGCACGTTTGCCCTCATCCCCATCGAAGTGATCCAAGACCGGCGGTTGACCTACGAGCAGGTGCGCGTGCTCATGGCGCTGTTTTGCTTGCGAGGTGGCGGGTTTGGCGTCACGCCGGCCTCGGCTCACGACATCGCCAGCCTGGTCGGCATGCCAATGGACGACGTCACGCGCATTCTGCGCGACCTGGCCGGGCTGGGATGTTTGCGCAAGTATGGTTTCGCCCTCGACGAAGTGGAGGCGAAATGAGTATCGATTTGATGGCAAAAGCTTGGCAACTCAATTTGCCTGCCACACAAAAGCTGGCGCTTTTGGCCATGTGCGATTGGGCAGATCGGACTGGATGCAGTTTGCATCCGAGTGTTGCAGCCGTCGCAAGGCGGTTGTCGGTATCGGAGCGCCATGCCCAGCGAATCTTGCACCAACTAATAGAGGACGGATGGTTGCAAGTCGTCAGCAATGAAAACGGTGGAGCGCCAGGTAGTACCAGGCACTACCGGATCAATGTTCGCAAGCTCACCGACAACGCCAAGACGAGTTTTACGGGTGACATGGATGTCACGGGTGACATGGATGTCACGGGTGACATGGATGTCACGGGTGACATGGATGTCGCCAGACGGGTGACATGTGTGTCCGAGACGGGTGACATGGATGTCACCCAAACCGTCAATAAACCGTCAGTAGAACCGTCATATACCCCCCCCTACCCCCCCAAGGGGGAGGGCGGGGCCGAGGCGGCCTCATCTGGCAGCGGCAGGGCTCGATCCTGTGGCGGCCCATCCACGCGTGCCGGCCAAGAGGCCGAGCCCGAGGGATTTGCGCAGTTCTGGGCGGCCTACCCGAGAAAGGTCGCGCGCCAGGATGCCCTGCGCGCCTTTGCCAAGCTCAAGCCCGATGCCGAGCTGCTCAAGCGCCTGCTGGCCGCGCTTGAGCGCCACAAGGCCAGCCGCCAGTGGCAGCGCGACGGCGGCCAGTACATCCCCTACCCGGCCACCTGGCTCAACGGCAGGCGCTGGGAAGACGGGCTCGACGGCGTGGAGGCCACCCCGCGCTACGGCGGCCCGCCGCCAGGCCAGAAGGTCGGGCGCTGGACGCCCACCGGCACGGACCTTTCCACCGCCGACTGGCACGCGTGGGACTGGAGCAAGGGCGTGCCGCGCTACATCGACGGCGTGTGGGCTGTGTGGCCCGATGAGTACGAGCGCGACGGGAGGATCGTGTGAACGCAGCCGACATCGCCAAAGCGCTTGCCGAGCGCGCCGAAGACGTGGCCGCCTACCTGCTGCCCAAGGGCAAGCGGGCCGGGCGCGAGTGGAGGGCCGGCTCCATCAGCGGCGAGCCGGGGCAGTCGCTGGCGGTGGCCATCCACGGCAACAAGCGCGGCATTTGGCGCGACTTCGCCACCGACCAGGGCGGCGACCTGCTCGATCTGTGGATGGCCGTGCGGGCCTGCTCGGTGGCGCAGGCCATGCGCGAGGCGGCGCAGTGGCTTGGCTTGCGCGAGACGATTCCGGCTGGCGCGCCGAAGCGCGAGTACCGCCGCCCGCCAAAGCCCGCCTGCACGGCCGCCGCCGCCGAGGTGCTTTCGTGGCTGGCCTCGCGCGGCATCAAGGAGCAGACCGCGCGCGACTTTCGCATCGCGCAGCGCCAGGAAGCCGGCAAGACCTACGCCATCTTCCCCTACCTGAGGGATGGCGAGTTCATCAACGCGAAGTTCCGCAACATCGCTGAGAAGCGCGACATGCGCCAGATGAAGGAGGCAGAGCCCTGCCTCTTTGGCTGGCACCTCATCGACCCCAAGTGCCGCCGCATCGTCATCACCGAAGGCGAGCTCGATGCCATGACGCTGCACCAGGCGGGCATCGCGGCGCTGTCGGTCAACGCCGGCGCAGGCAGCTTTGCGTGGCTGGAGAGCGACTGGGAGCGGCTGGAGCGCTTCAGCGACATCGTGATCGCCTTCGATGCCGATGAGGCCGGACGCAAGGGCGCGCGGGAGCTGGCCCGAAGGCTGGGCGAGGCGCGCGCGAGGCTGTGCGAGTTCGCCCCCTACAAGGACGCCAACGAGGCGCTGCAAGCCGGCGAAAGCCCCGAGTTCTTCGCCCGAGCCATCAGCGAGGCCAAACCCATCGAGCCCGATGGCATTAGGCCGTTCGACGCGTTCCTCGAGCGCGTGCAGGCCATGTTCTGGCCCGCGCCTGGCGAGGAAGCGGCGGGCTACCCGCTTGCGATCGGCCACAAGACGCAGGACTGGCTCGTCTTCCGCCCCGGGGAAGTGTCGGTGTGGACCGGCATCAACGGGCATGGCAAGAGCCAGTTTCTGGCGCAGCTATCCGTGCAGCACGCAGCGCTGGGGGCGCGCTGGTGCGTCTACTCCGGCGAGATGCCGCCGGCGGTGCAGCTCAAGCGCCTCATCAAGATCGCCACCGGCCAGGACCGGCCGCATCCTGAGCACATCGCGCAGGCCGCGCGCTGGATCGGGCAGAGCATGTGGGTCATCGACCGGGTGGGCTCGGTGGAGCTCTCATGGCTCATCAAGGTCTTCGAGTACGCCAACCGACGGTACGGCTGCGACTGCTTCCTGATCGACAGCCTGATGATGCTCTCCGACGTGCCCGAAGACGGCAGCGGAGCCTTCTCGGCGCAAAAGCGCGCCATTCAGACGATAGCGGACTTTGCCAAGCGAAGCGGCAGCCACGTGCACGTGGTGGCCCACCCGAGGAAGGGCCGCGATGAGACGATGGCCCCGGGCAAGCTCGACGTGGGGGGCTCCAGCCGCATCACCGATGGCGCAGACAACGTGCTCTCCGTCTGGAACGCCAAGCACGACCCGACCAAGCCCGACTACAACCCGGCGCTGCCCGACGGCCACATCGCGCTGCACAAGCAGCGCCACGGCGACGTCCAAGACCGCAAGGCGCTGCTGTGGTCGATTGCGGGCTGCCGCCAGTTCAGCGCCGACTCGCTGCGCGCGCCGCGCGTCTTCGTGCCCGAGCCTGCGCGCGCGCCGCAGCCTGCGCAGGAGGACTGGCTGTGAGCTGCCCGGCCTGCGCGGCTGCGCGCGCCAGCGCCGCCAGCGGCGCCTACTTCCTGCGCTGCCCCTGGTGCATGGCGCGGCTGATCGCCAGCGCGCGTCCGCTGCGCCGGCTGCAGGAGGCCCACATCGAGGCCTGCCGGCGGATGCACCGCCGCGATTGGGAGCAGGTCTGGGACGGGGTGCTCGAGCGGCTCCAGCGCAACGAGCTCATCGAGCCTGCGCCCCCAACATGCCCGCAAACGGGCCTAGAAGGCCGCAGGAGCGATTTTTTGGAGGGGGGTAATGGGGTGGTGCCACCCGCCCCGCAAAACGCCCCCAAACCCCGCAAAACCCGCAACAGGAGGAGCTAGGACTGTGGGAGCTTTGAGCCGCGAGAAAGGCAAGCGCGGAGAGCGCGAAGCCGCCGCCATCATCAGCGACCTGCTGGGGGTCAGCGCCAGCCGCCGCGTGCGCCAGCACGACGGCGACAGCGACATCCTGGGGGTGCCGGGCTGGACGATCGAGGTCAAGCGCTGGAGCCTGCTGGTGCCGCACGAGGTCAACCGCGCCTGGGCGCAGGCGGTGGAGCAGGCGCAGCGCGATGGCGGCATTCCGGCGCTGTTCTTCCGCGCCAACTACCATCCGTGGCGCGTGATGTGGCCGATCTCCGTGCTGCTGACGATGCAGTCGGCCGACATGTGGGTGGAGCCCCAGTGGGCGGCGCAGACCACCCCAGAGGCCTGGGCGGCGGTGGCGCGCGAGCTTCTGTGGAGGCAGGCGCATGAGCCGCGCAGCTGAGCGCCCCAAGGCCGAGCCCGAGCCCGGCGACGTGCTGCTGCGCCCAGGCGGCGCGGCCGTCTTCGTGGAGGAGGAAGACGCCGAGTGGGGCCGCGTGCGGCACTACCGGACGGTGGACACGCTGGGGCTGATGCTCAAGGCCGGCACGATCTCGCAGGGCATGCACGATGCGGGCCGGCAGTTCCAGGAGGACTTCCTGCGGGCCTTTCGCTCGGGATATGCCAGCCCGCGCCTCGATGGGCTGCCCGCGGGCACGCGCTTGAGCGATGGCATCGCGCAAAGAAGCGCAGCGGCGGCGCTTGCCGTGCGCGAGGCGCTGGATGCCGCTGGCGGCGCAACGTCGCCCGCGGGGTCGGGCCTCTGGCACGTGGTGGGCCTTGGCATGTCGGTGCGCGAGTGGGTGCAAAGAGCCGACTGGAGCGGCTACTTGCTGACCCAGCACACCGGCATGGGCGCGCTCATCGCGGGCCTGGCCATGCTGTGCCGGCACTACGGCTACAGGCCTTGACAGGGGCGTTTCACGCAAGTATGCTTTGGACAGTACCATCCCTTACTGCGCCCGCAGGGCTGAAGCCCGAGCGGGCGCTTTGCTTTGGAGGCCTGCCATGCAGGTGCTGATTCATCGTCCCGTCTGGCTTGAGCAGCGCCACCTGCCGGCTGGGTTGCGCCTGGAGCTGCCCGAGGAGGCAGCGCGCGCGCTCATCGCGATGGGCTCGGCCGTGGCGCTGGGGCAAGCCCAGAGCGAAGCCAAGCCCGAGCCGCAGGCGCGGCAGACGAGACGCAAGGCGGCATGATCCGCCTCACCGCCACGCTGGACGCCAAGGCGCTCTCGGCGCAAGTCTCCCGCCGCCTGCCGCAGGCGCTGGCGCGGGCGCTGACCAAGACGGCGCTGGATGCGCGCGATGCGGTCAGGCAGGAGCTTCCCCAGCGCTTTACGCTGCGCCGGCCGTGGGTCGTCCAGGGCATCCAGGCCAGGCCCGCCGATGCCAAGGGCCTCAAGGCCGCAGTCGGCAGCCGCGATGCGTTCATGGTCTGGCAGGAAGTTGGCGGGCTGCGCGTGGGCAAGAACGCCATCCCCCTGGGGCCGATTGCCAACATCGCCCGCTCCCAGGTGGTGCCCAAGCGCCTGTGGCCTGGGCGGATGCTCAAAGAGCGCGGCGTCTTCATCCGAAAAGGCATGGTGCTCAAGCGCCAGGGGCGGGACGTGCAGCCGTTGTGGATGCTCAAGCGCGCGCAGCCGGTGAAGGCGCGCATGGGCATGCGCGAGACGGTGAGCAGGGTGGTTGAGCGGCGATTCGCCGAGCAGTTGAGGCGGGCGTGGCAGCGATAGCTTCGCTCCCATCGAGTAAGGGAACCTCTGCACTACCCCGCCCACTCGTTCGTGGCGACGAGTTCAGGGTCAATATCGTTTCGTAGGATGGGATCGAAACAGATGCTGAACGGTTCTTGGGCTCCAGCAAGCCCCTTCGTGG